ATACGCGGCGTCCGGTGCCGCGCACTGTATGTGTCCGCTGGGTGTGTGGATTCGCGAAAAGACACCGCCGGAAGTGCAGGCGCGGATTCCGCGCGTCGAAGACATCCTGGATGGCCAGTCTCACTGGCTCCTGGCAGACCCCCGGGGGGTTATCAGTAGCCTACCTTCCGGGCGGTGTGCCCAGGAGGACTTCGACGCCTTCTGGCGCAAGGTCGAAGCCGGCCATATGCTCAAACACCCGAACGAGGGAGCACCGCCCAAGCAGATGGTGTGGTCAATCGAGACCGACCTCAGACGTCGCCTCGCGATCAAGCTGGGGCTGGACCCGCAAATGGCCGATGTGTTGACGATCGAGGAATTGCGCAAGATCGAAGCACAAGGGGACGATAAATGACCGATGTTGAGTTTCGCCAGCTGATGCGGAAACTGCGCAACGCCCAGCGCGCGTTCTTTCGCATCAAGAGCCACGAGAACCTGGTCGCGGCAAAGAAGCTGGAAGCCGAGGTTGACCAGGAGCTCATGAGGGAGGTCACCCAAAGCCTGTTTGTTCGTGGTGAGGAGGGGAAACGCTAATGGCGGCACAACAGTTGAACCTGGGGACCGTTTCCGCGGTCGATGCTGGCGAGATCGCCCGGGTCTGGAATATCGCGGTCGAGCGGGCGATCCGGGATTGCACCAATCGGCCCGGGGAGACCCGGGCGCGCAAGGTAATACTTCAGGTCGAGTTTTCGCCGTCGTCAGGCGAAGATGGTTCGGTTGACGACCTGGAGGTGAGCTTCCAGGTGCAGGACAAGTTCCCCGCGTTTTCCACCGGTACGATAGTAATGCGAATCCGCAAGCGGGGCCAGCAGCTTATGCTGGCGTTTGAGGACGAGCCGGGAGGGGAGGAAGAAAAATGAGTTTCCCAGGGAACCAACCGAACGAACCGCCGAAGTACGTCTATTCGGTCGCGTTTTGCCAACCAGCCGGAATCGGACTCGGCTATTATCTGGTCGAGGAACGCGAAATCGTTGAATCGGCCGACACGTGGGTCGTGGTCGGCTATCACGACGCGCCTGGTTTCGTGAAGCTAAATCGTTTGGAGCTGGACCTCGATGGCATGACCGTCGTAGGCGACCGGATTTTCTACTCAACCCACGAACGCGCCCTGCGGTTCGTGGACCGCTGCAAGGACACTATGGATGAGCCGCGAACACGAACTTTTTAGCGAGTTGCGCCAGGCGCGGCGCGCGTCCAGGGAGGCTAAGCAGGCGCTCAGTGAAGCCAAGGATATGCTGCGTGAATGCAGTCGCAGTGAGGCACGTGAGGCGGCCCGGGCGACCCTTCGGGGGGAACCCCTCTGGGGTCAGCCCGAGGCCATCCAGGCGGAGGGGCGGAAGAAAGGCCGGCGCACGCAACGGGTAGCATCTCCTCAACCCGCCCCGAGCTACGACCCCCCTCCGCCCCTCGACCCGGAGGGGCCGGCTCGGGCAGCAACCGGTTGGTACCGCATCGGAGCCACGTCTTATCGTATCGGCTCGGGGCCCTTGCCAATATACGGTTTGATACCAGTCGATCCCGCGTGGCGACCGGCAACGCATCAGGGACTCACGCCTGATGATAATTTCCGTGGCGTGGTTTATCAATCGTTCGCGCAGGCCCACGAGCTGATCTTTAAACTTCGTGAATTAGTCGTGACACACTCTACAGGAAGGGCGGATGAGATTTCCCAACAGGCGACGACGACGGCGTACCAACAAAATCACATTTAACGGGAGCCTGGATGCACCGCGCCGCGGTCTGATGTTCGCGCAGCGGAACGCGATCTTGCAGGCGCAGCATGAATCCCAGGTCAAGCTCGCAGCCGACGCCCCGACCAAATCCGCTGGCGGCGGAACCGCTCGGGACTCAGTCCAAAACCACTAGAAACATGTTTGCTTTCCCCAGAACATGGTGTATGGTTGAGATAGAGAACGACAACCAACCATGTTCTGAGGAGTCGAACCGTGTCTGACACCGAGAATACCAAGCCCATGTCACGGGGCAAGACGCCGGAGCGACAAGCCTACAATAAGGCTTGGCGTGAGGCCAATAAAGATCGGATTGCGGCGAGGAATGCTACTCCGGAGTGGAAGGCTTACCGTGCGGCGTTAGCGAGAGCGCGCCGTCTGACGCCCAACGGTAAAGCTGATGAGGCCCTGCGTCGCAAAAACTACTATGCGCAGAACAGGGAAATGTACCTCAGGAAAACCAAAGAATGGCGAGATGCCAATCCAGACCGTGTTGCGACATCGCTGCGAAAAAGCCAGCTTCTTAAGAGATACAATCTCACCCCTGACATGTTCAATGAAATGCTGGGAATCAGCGATGGAAGATGCTATATTTGCGGAGATGTGCTTGCAAGACTGACAAAGGAATTCCCGTGCATCGACCATTGTCATCAGACAGGAGTTATCAGAGGAATCCTTTGTAGCCGTTGTAATCGTATGCTCGGATTGGCGCGCGACAATCCTGAGATTTTGCAGAACGCTGTCAAATACCTCAACTCCGAGTCCGCTTGCCAGACCAAATCCGTTCCCGCCTGAATCGCTCTGGTGACAGTTGTGCGTACCGAATGGTATGCTGCACGTTGCAATGACCTAACCAGTCTTGCACGACCCTGATCGGCACGTCGGCATTGATTAGGCTGTGACCACAAGAGTGGCGCCGTTGGTGCGGATGAACGGGGAACTCAAGCCCCGCGTGGCGCCCCGCACGCGCGACAATCCGGTGGAATCCCCGCTCGCAAAGCGGCCCACCTTGCTCGGATCGGAAGACGAACCCTGTTCGCTCTGGTCCCAGCTTGCGCAGCATCTTGACCTCGTCCGGTTCGAGCGTGTGCACCGAATCGTGCGACCCTTTGACACGCCGCGCCAGCAGGGTTTCCTCGTTCAGGTCGAGTTGATCCCAGCGCAGGTTCACCAGCTCGGTACACCTCAGCCCGTGGCGGTATCCCAGCCAGATCATAGTCGAGTCGCGGTGGCCGTGCCGGCCCAGCTTCCCCGCGGCGGCACGGAGCTGCTTGACCTCCGCCTCCTCCAACCACTCTCTTGAGCGTAATTTGGCGTTGGTTTGCCGGCGGTAAGCTCTTGGGGCTTTTCCATTTAGGGGCGAATCTGAGGGGTCATTCAGCATCGAATTCCCTGTGTTTTTGAAGTCGAACGGGCGGCAACATTGCCATTACCGATTCAGAGATGGACGTCTTGGCGTCACCAGCGACGCTGTGATTTCGGCTGTTTTACGGGACTAAACCAGCGGCCGGGTCGGCAGCCGGGCGAAACATGTCTGTTTTTAGCCCCACATAGAGAATACCCCATGCGTTCGGCGATGCGCTTTCTTAGAATGTCGGGGAGGTGATATCTCGAGGCGCCAACGGAAGGACTCCAGGATGGAACGTATACTGGATTTGGTCGACCAGGCGGCACGGGATCAACGCATCCTGCCGGAGAACCTCCAGGCCTGGATGATCCGCCAGCGGTCCGACCAGACCTACGTGCAGCGGCTGGTCTCGATGATTCAGCGGGCGGACATGGAAAAGCGGCCCCCACCCCACGAACTGCGATCGTTTCTCTTTCGCGGCCAAGCCTATGAGATGGTGGCCTGGCCCCTCGTCGGCTACCACCCCGCTGGCTGCGTCTGGTTTCCCACCAAAGAGGCGTGGCTGTTGCTCAGGCGGTCGCCGGTCTCGCCGGTGATTGCGCTGCCGCCCTGGATGCCGACGGCGGAACACGATGGCGTCGTTGACTTAACGCAGGTTCCTAAGCTTGAACATGCGTCTAATGCCTAATTCTTATCGTAAACTGCAAATAGAAGCGACCTCATCCGCTGGGCTGTCGTGCGCGCCGTCCGCCGCCCTTCCTCACGGGCGGCGCGCAGCGACCCAACTCCGCGTGCACGGGGTTGCCGAGGGTGATCGGATCCGACTGCAAGGCTGCCCCTATGTCTGGGTGATCAAACACCTCTGGCATGATGGCCGGGCTTTTGTAGAATGCTTGGAGCGAGCTTGGGTGGAACAGCGCCTTGTGAGACTGCTCGCGTCGGAGCCACGATGCCGTGGCGAAGTTACCGAACCTCACCGCTGACGAAGAACAGACGCTTGGCCGGAGAATCCGGGCCGGGGACGCCGCCGCGCGCGATGAACTGGTCCAGCGCAATGGCGGCTATGTCAGAAGAACAGCGCAGCGGTACGCTTATATCTGCAACGAAGAAGATCTCACGCAAGAAATGTTCCTCGGTCTTCTCGAGGCAGCCGATCGGTACGACCCGGACCGCGGATGCAAGTTCCTCACGATTGCCAGCCACTATGTGAAAAAGTACGCGCTTGATTACCTGTCGCAACGCGGCATGGTTTTCGTTCCACCCTGGATACGCGCATCCGCACCGCGCACCGCGCACTCGACCCAGCGGGCCAAGGCGCGGTACGACCAGGCGGCGGCCGCGGCGGAAGTGGCCAAGCGCAAACCGCTTTATCTCGGCGCCTATCCCAGGAATGGTGATGAGATCGTGGGCGCCGAACCGGAATTACGAGCGGGATCGTCCCGGCACGACGAAGTGCACGCGGCGCTCGGCCAACTCAGCCCGTTCGAGGAATCGGTGATTTGCGCTCGGTACGGAATTGGCTGCAAGCGGGAAACAACGAAGACCCTCGCCAAGCGATTCGATGTGCACCCGCAGAAGGTCGTCCGGACCCGGTACCGAGCGCTGCGCAAGTTGCACCGGTTGCTGAGTATCGCATCGTGAACCGAGTTTCCCCGGTTATCGCCGCGCTCTGGGCCCTCACCGGCGCTGGCACCATGGTGCTTTCCTGGCACGATGCCGTTCGGTCCGGGATTCAGCTCGCGTACTTGGCGATGACCGCGCTGGGCGGCGCTGCCATCTTGATCTATCAGAAGAAGCTGTCCGCCGATCGCGAAGACCGCGACGCCAATCGAGCCAAGGACCTCGCCCGTAATCTCGAGTTCAAGTCGCAGGTCGATGCGGCCGCAGCGGTCACCACGGCGTCCGCACTGAGAGAAGTCCACAACCGCCTCGATGCGGTCATCATCCAGCGGGACCACCAACAATGTCGCTCAGACCAGCTCTTCGATCAGCTCCGTGAACTGACCGAGCGCGTCGAGAAGACGCGCTGCGTTTTCCCCGTTGACGACCACGCCCGATGTACCGGCAGGGAGTCACCACCCCAATGAGAGGACATGACGATGTCACCCCAGCTCTTGGCACTCCTGGAAGCGGCGGCCGCTTTCCTCATGACGCTCCTCAACAAACACACCCCGCCGGCACCCAGCCCCACCCCGCCGGCATCAACCTCGACAGCCCCTTGATCGGGTCGTCGCTTGGCCAGATCACGATGTGCGCGTGCACTGACTTCGGGGATGTGGTCGACCTCGACGACCCCCTGATCGTCGAGGAGAGCGAAGACGATAACGTTTTCGAGCAATGGGCGATCTGGCCGGGCTCTCCTGAATCCTTGTGGGCAGCTTCCGGCCATGCTGTCGGCGACCTGCGGAACCCACCCGTGTTCGTGCTCAGAGAACTCAGCCGGACCGACAGCTAGTGGGAACCCCACGCGCGTGCGTGTACGCTGGACCATCCCCACGTGTGTGGGGAAAACTCGCAGAAACGAACCCCGACAGCAACGATCAGCGGACCATCCCCACGTGTGTGGGGTGCGCGTACGCTCGGCCTTTAACGGGCCGGCCCCCTGCACCGTGACCATCATTCTGCCCTGGGAGTGCACCGGTGGCCCGGCCCCGTACGATCTTTCCTAACGAGGCGACACTGTGGGATTTAGCCTACTTAGGCTACTCAAACCGCGAGATCGCCGAGGTGGTCGGGATCGCGCAAAACCTCCTGAGCCGGCGGCCGGACCTGGCTAGCGTGTTGGACTTCGCCCGGGCCGACCGGCGGGCGGCCATCGCCCGGCTCTGGGAGGAGCACCCCTCCGGCGCCCTCCGGGCACCCGATCGGGCCACCCAGCTCACCGCGATGATCGCCGACGCCGAGCGCCGGAGTATCCAGCGGCAACGGCCCTTGCGGCGGCTCACTGCAAGCAGTGAAGGGAGCAGTGAGCGCCATGGCGAATGAAGTGAACCTCCGGCCCTGGCAACCGGGCCAGTCCGGCAACCCCGCGGGCTACTCGCGGGGCAGGAGAGCGATCGATGACCTGCTCGAGCTGATCCACGAGAAGGGCCAGGAACGGGCGGTCTCTGAGGTCTGGCTGCAATCGATGCTCGCCGGGGACTTTAGGTTTTTCAAGGAATACCTTGACCGCAAGGACGGCCAACCTGATCAAGCCCCCGAAAAGGTCGACCTGGAGTTCGTGGCGTCGGTTATGAGGGAAAAACGTGCCCAGCTCAACAGTGGAGTACCTGGCGGAGGTCCTCCAGGCCTGCCATGACGACCCCAGCGGCTTCAACGAGCTATTCATCGGCGACGGCAAGTACTTTTGGCCCCGCCAGCGCGAACTGGTCGAGGCGGTCGTCAAGTACCGCACGACGGTCTGTTACAGCGGCAACATGATCGGCAAGGACTTCGCGGTCGCTCGCCTGATTTGGTGGTGGTTATATACCCGACCCGGGTCGCTGGTGATCGTCACCGGGCCATCGCAGACGTTACTGGGAAGTGTTACGTGGAAGGAAGTTAGACAAAGCAAGCCTCCCCTGGCCTCGGCTCGATTGAGCCGAGGCGTGAAAGCCTCTCCTCAACAGGTGGACCTCGGGAATGGCTGGCAGGCACTTGGATTTAGCACCACCTCCATCGAAAGGGCCAGTGGACAGCACAATCCGCACCTACTCGTGATCATAGACGAAGCAAGTGGTGTTGAACCAGACATCTTTGACGCCATCGAGTCACTGGGCTACGAGCGGCTGGTCGTGATCGGCAACCCGATTCGAGCCGAGGGGCGGTTCGTGGACCTGATCCGGCAGGGCGAGGCCGACGCTCGCGAGAACATCCCCGCTCACCGCGCCGTGAAGTCCATCCAGATTCCGTCCACCGAATCACCGCACGCGGCCATGGAAAAGTCGCCCTGGGGTCTGGCAGATAAGACTTGGATCGAATCGAGCTACCGACAGTACGGCGGTGCCCACTCGTTTTGGTGCAACTCGCATATCCACGCGATCATCCCCCAGGTCTCCTCGCAGATTCTCATCCCCGAGCAATGGCTCGACTACGCAACGTCGATTCAGCGGCCGGCGCTGGCCGCAAGCCACCCCGTGCACCGCACGCGACGGATCGCCATCGACCTTAGCGAAGGGGTCGGTGCCGACGATACCGCGATCATCGTGAGGGACGATTATGGGATTCTTGAATGTGACGCCGGGAATTTCCTTTCTCTGGCTGCAACAGCAGCGAAAGCTGCGAGCCTTGCACAACGCTGGCAAATCCCCCCCGAGCGCATCAGTTACGACGGACTCGGAATCGGCCGACGCTTCAATGAATACCTCGTCAAAGTTGGACTCAACGGCTGCCAGCGATACGTCGGAGGTGGTCGACCCAAGGAGCCTACGCGGTTCACGAACTGGCGAACGGAAGCGGCATGGAAACTCGCCGACCGCTTGAACCCTGATCGTCACCTTGACAACTGGTTTCCGCTCAGCTCCAAGCAGGTCCCGTTTCACATCCCGCCCCGCGCCTGGTGGTTTCTCATGCGCGCCGACTTGAAAGCGCTCACTTACAGCTTGAAGGGCGAGAAGCAGGTCGAGCTGATCAAGAAGGAAGACTTAGTTGAAGTCCTTGGGCGTAGCCCCGATCGGGGCGACGCATTGTGCCAGAGTTTCGCTTTCAACTGAAAGATTTATGAAATCACCCTTCCCCTACTTCGGTGGCAAGAGCAAGGCGGTCGGCCTGGTCTGGCCGCGCTTCGGTGTTGTCCGCAATTACGTGGAGCCATTTTTCGGCTCAGGGGCGATGCTCCTGGGCGAGCGGATTTGGTCCTCTCCGCATTGCCTGAAATTGACGCGGACGCGAAAGGTAGCCTCGCATGGCTGATACCGACCCTAGACTGTTCCCCGCTAGCCCGAACGTAGGCGCTTCCTTCTCCTCAGATGACCGCGCCTGGATTATCAAAGAGGTTGAGGCGGGACTCAGAAATCACCGGCCACGATTGGCGGCGGCTATCGAGAATCAGGCGTTCTATGACCTCGAAAGTGATCGATACCAGCCGAGACGCGAGGCGGAGACAGAGTTTGACTTTGCTGGACGACCTCGTCGCCAGAGCGGGTTCGTCCAACAAGCGGTCGACCGACTCTGCGAGCATACGTATAATCCAGGCCCACAACGTACGGTTATGGGAGATGGTCTGGCGGATTCCCTGCTTACCCAGGTCTACGAAACCAATCACGTAGACTGCGTTATGCAGCATGCCGAATCGCAGGCGACCCTCAACGATGTCTGCGCCATTCAGATCAAGTGCACCGAGGATCCCGACAAGCCGGTTGACCTGCAACTGTGGGGCGGCGACGAGTTCACGGTCTTCACCGATCCCGAGGACCCCAGGCAGGCGTTCGCGGTCGTCACGATCGACAGGTATAATCAGCGCACGCGCTATCGGCTCTGGTTTGACGACGAGGTGTTGACGTTCCTCACGGATCAGTACTCGGCCGACAAAACAGCCGGGGCGCGTGTGGCTAAGCAGATCCGCGACAAGGAAAAGAATACCTATGGATGTATCCCGTTCGCGTTCCTTCACTATCGAGCTGCGGTTCGACAATTTTGGACGCCTGGACCTGGGACTTTCTTGCGTAAAGCGGAACTCCGGATTAACGACCGACTTTCAGAGCTTGATGAACTCATCACCAAGTACGGCCGACCTATCGGGGTTTTCCGAAACGTCAGCCCTACTTACACTCCTGAGATCGGCCCTGGACGATTCCTGCGCCTATGCCGAGGCGGAACAGGCTACACAGGCGACGGCTATGCGGATGGTGGAGAACCTGCCGCCGAGTACCTCCAAGCCCAGCTAGCGATCGAAGCGATCTGGCTGGACCTCGAGAAGTACATGAAGCAGGTGGCGGCGGCTATCAACCTCCCGTTCACAGCTCTCGAACTGCAATACGACGACGCCGCATCCGGCATTGCCTTGATCATCAAGTCTGCCCCCTTGCTCACCCGCGCACGCCAGCGCCGGCCCATCTATCAACTCGCCGAGTTGGCCCTAGCGCGAACGATCTGCACCGCAGTCGGCAATCACCACGGACATGCTGAGCTGATCTCGCAGGCCAAGGGTCTCGAGGTGTTGCTGGCGTGGGCGGAACCGCGGATTCCGATCCCTGGCCCGGACCGGGACCAATCGGACGAGTGGGAAATGCAGGTGGGCATCAAGTCCAGGATCAACGTCTGTATGGAACGCTACGGCCTGAATCACGACCAGGCCGTGCAGCGATTGAAAGAGGTCGCCGAGGACGAAGCGACAGCCAAGGAACTTCTGCCCCAAGAGTTGACCCCGCCAGCAAGTGAAACCATGCCCAGTGAAGAGCAAGACGCGAGGCAGGAAGAGCAAGCCGACGCCGACACGACCCGCGGCGCGGAAGCCGCGGGCGACTCCCCCTTCGGTGGGCCCGCCGACCCGACCAAAGCGAGCGACTGATGACCGCGATTTTGTTGCTGCTCACGACGCTGGGTCAGTGTGGACCCGCAGGCTGTTCCCGAACTCAACCGCCCCCCCCGCCGCCGCCGGCTTATGTGACGGTTCCCTCGTGGTCCCCCCAGGGACCCGACTGGGGCTGGCACTGGGCGACGTACGAAGGACGGGTCATTCCCCTCTGGGGCTATCACCCCGATCCCTGGACCGTGGCGTTCGACCCTAAACTGCCCGCCAACGTGGCGATGATCGCTTACCCGCGGGCGACCCCTTAGTGGATATCGACTGGGAGCAATTCGCGGTCGCTGCAATTCGCGCTCACGACGCGCTTACGCATATCGACCGCCGCCGGCAAGACCCCACCTGGCGGAGGATTGTGAGCGATCTGCGGATGGCGTGGGGGCATCGTACCGACCTCACCGATGCTACCTGGGCAGATACCAAGCGGTGTCTGAGTCGAAGGAAGTGAACCGTGGGCTGGGTAACTCTGGATGACGGGCAGCATGTTTACATCGGAGCTGGCGGAAATGTTCTGCCTCGCGGGCCCGGGACCAAGGCCAAGGGCCGCGACAAGGGAAAGACTCAGGCCATCAGCGGCCAGCGCAAGACCAGGGAAGCGGTTGTCAAAGCGCGTTCACAGATCTGGGAGCAGGCAAAGGCGAAGGAAAAGCTTCTGACCAGGACGGTCGAGAAAGCCAAAACTCAGTCGACACCGCCGAGCCATGCCAACCCGCACATCGCGACCGCGATCGACAAGGCTACGGCTGCGGGGATCAAGACGGAAGTGCTTGATCGCTTCAAGGCGGTGCATGAATGGGGCGTCAAGGTCGATCATGTCCACGCATCGTACGACTACAAGCGCGACGTGATCCTGATCAACGCGTATTCCCACCACTGGACCGACCCTGAAGCGTCCGCGGCGAAGGCCCCGGGCTGGTTTTCCACCACGGAGAAGACGCACACGATCGAGCACGAGATGGCTCACCGCGAGCACCGGCAGGCCATCGGAGTCGAGGCATTCGCCGCGATGGCGAAGGCGAAGGAAGCACCCCTCGCGGCCGACAAGATCGCGCAGCACGTGGGTCGCTACGCCTCGAAGTTGAAAGTTGAACTGGTCGCCGAGATGCGAGTTGGAATGCTTCACGGCAAGCAATATAGTCCGAGACTGGTTGATTACTACAAGAGTCTCGGAGGCGTTCTATGACAGTTGTACCACTCTGCTTCGATTGCAAGCACCTGACCCGTCTGCCCACGGGTGATCTACCGCCTGGCCCACTGCGTTGCACCGCGTTTCCTCGCGAGATCCCGCAGGATATTCAGCTTGCCGAGTTCGACCACCGCAAGCCACATCCTGGTGACCACGGGATTCAGTTTGAACCTGCGGCCCAAAAAAAGGACCGCCGGTAAGAGCAACAACTCTCCCACCGGCGGCTATCGAGCCCGCGCCAAGCTCGCCTTCGTCGACCAGTTTAACCGGGATGACTTCTCATGCAAGACCCTATTGTTGAATCCCCTACTCCTGTGGAGCCAATACCTGTGCCGACCGAACCGACCGCCCTTGATGTCATGACAGATCAGGTTCGCCAGTTGACCAAACAGATCTCGACCTTGACGTCCGAGCGCGATGAGTACCGCGACGCAGTCGCGGAGGTCGCGACCGAACGTGACGCCCTGAAAGGCCAACCGGATCAAGCGACCCGGATCGCCGAACTCGAGGGAGCCATCAGGGACCGGACCCATTTCGACAAGTTCGCTGAGCTGGCCAAGGGCCAGAAAGCCAAGGACGCCGCGCTTAAACACCTCTGGCAAGTGAGCGGTTACAAGGCCGAAGCGGACGAGATCGATGAGATTGGCCTGAAAGCTTTGGTGGCGGAACTGAAGAAAAACGCCGGCTACGCATTCGACGAAGACGAATCGTCGCACGTGCAAGACGTGCGCGAAGCGGCCCGTCCCTCGAACTCGCGGACGAAGTATGGTCTCGAGTTACGCGGCGAAGCTGCCGCCGGGGGCGGCCGATCCGGTCGCAATGAGGGCGGCGATGGGACCATCGTCACTCAGGAAATGCGGGCCGATCCCAAGTTCATGCTGGATCCCAAGAACCGGCAACTGATAACCGACGCTGCGATCGGCGGCCGATTCCGTTAATTAGCGTCGAGGAGGACAGTTGGTTCATCCCCTGTTAGCTCTGCAATTGCGGCCAGCACGTGCAATTCGTTGACGGTCATGGCCACGCGGTCGGTCTCATCGAACACCCGCCCGTGGACCCAGACATCGGTGAACTTCTCGTCTTCAGTCAGGTCCTTGATGAGCATCATCCCCGCCTGGGGCGTGGTCTTGAACGCATGATGTGAACAAAGTGCCTGGGTTTTTTCCGGCCGGCACGCGCAGCCCTCCGGCATGTCGAAGATCGCAACGGCCGGACTATCGCAAAGCAGACATTTCATCGTCAACCCTTTCCTACAGAACGGCACCAAACCCACCACCAGACCTCGCCTGCCCAGATTGTACCATTGGGCACGAAGTGGGCCATCTTTGCGCCGTCAATCGTGCAGACAAAGCAAGTCTGGTCGTTGAACTCAGGCAAAATCCATTCTTCAAAGTTGGCCACCGGTGGCTTTCACCTCGTGAGGTAATGTCTGGTAACTGCGTCCGCCCAACGGACTGCGGTCAAAGTGCCAGCACTCATCGGGAATTTTCTTCACGACATGAGGCCGAAAATTCTCGAGTGTGGTTATCGAGGAACTAAACATTATCGCCTCGTGGTGATCCTCGAAGACGTGGATTTCACTGTCGCTGTTTAGCAACGCTCCGTCCAGGAAGACGATCACTGTAGGCATCGCTTTGCTCCGCTGCTAGTAGGTCCAACTCTCTTTGTCAATTCGCACACCCCGGCAGACCGGGTTCTCTTTCCCAGGAGGTCACTCACGTGGCCAATAATTTTGCAGCATTTTTCGAGACCCTCGTGGCCGGGGCCGACGAATACAACAAGGCCAAGGTCGGGCGCACAGCGCTGCTTGACGCGGTGTACAAGGATATCAAGCCTGAGGCCGCCCGCATCGGCAAGACGGTTGACGTCTACTTCCCCGACGTGGGACCACTCCAGGCGATCAACAACGGCATCTTGACCGCGACCACGGTCAATCCTAACTACATCCCCTTGGTTTTCCAAACCCGCGCCGGTGCGGCTCTGCAATTCCAGGATTTCGAGCAATGGCAGACCGCGGTCGACCTCGCTCAGAAGTTCTTCGATCCGCTCTACAAGCGGGCTCGTGAATATCTGAACGGCCAGATCGCAGCCCTGATCACACCCGCCAATTTCAACAGCAACGCCCCGATCATCGGCGCGACGCAGGGCGAAGTTGCGGTCAGCGACCAGCTCAAAGCCTGGGATACACTGGCTGATCAGAAAGTTCCCCTGGAAGAGTCCGACAAGCTGCGCTTGATGGTCCACAACAACGTGTACCGCAAGATGCTGGGAGACTCCGCCTGGGTGCAGGAGAGTTTGGTCAGCGCAGCGATCGCAGCCGAAGCGCGCACCAACGCGAACCTCGCGCACGCGTTCAACTTCCAGCCGATCTGGGATCAGCAAATGCCCACCTCGACCGGGAGTATCCTCTATGGTCAGGTCACGATCACCTATAACTCAACTGCCGTCACTGGACTGAACACCGCGTTCACCCAGCAACTCACGGCCGGCACTTCGTACCTGACCTTCGGTAACGATTCGTCGAAGACAGCGTACAAGGTCTCCGCGATCACCAGTGACACCAGCCTCACGCTGAGTTCTGCGATCAGCTCGACGACCCTTGCATCCGGCTCGGCGACCACATCCGCACGCATTCAAACCGTGCTAGGCGGCAACGTCACGGTCACGGCCGGATCGACAGCGGTCACCAGCTCGGCGCTGTTCGGCACATTGACCGCCGGTCAATGGTTCATCTTCGCAGCCGATAGCACCAAGACCCCCTACCAGATCGCAACCGTTACGGACAGCTCGAATATCGTGCTGGTGCAGCCGTACGCAGGGGCGACGGACTCGAGTCACCTGGCGACCGTGTACTCCTACACCAATCTGGCCCTGCACGAGTACGCCATCGCGCTGGCCTTGCGGCCAATCGCCACGCCGGACGAGGCGCGGAACGTGGTGGACGTTAGCTACATCGACCTGATGGGGATTCCCCTGCGAGTCATGGTGAGCTACGTGCACATCTACCAGGCCCTGTTCGTCACAGTCGACTTCGGCTACGCCCTGGGCGTCATCCGTCCCGACTTTGGCGTGAACATCTCCTGCT